AACCAAATCTTTGACGATTGGCCCTGCACATAATATTCTACAGGACGTAGAGTATGCACTACCTTCAATCACTGTAAGAGTACATTCACTAGCCGCTGTCGAAATATCCGTAGATGGAACGGCTTGGGATGCACTTACAAATGCAGAGACAGTTGGTGCAGAAGCTGGTTCAGTATTTCTACGTTGTCCAGGTGGTAATACAACTGTAGTACTGAGACACGTATAGTACAGACATAAACACAGACAGATTATAAACACAGACAGATTATAAACATATGAATGTAATGCCAGCAGTTAAATTAAGTGGAGCCGATTTCTTCTTGAATGAGGACGGCTCCGAATTTCATTATGTTGGCATGTCCGATTTCGGCTTATGGAAACGTTTCAATATGGACAATGGCCCAGAAGCTTTAGTAAGGCCAATCCTTATTGAACGTAGACAGATTGCAGACTTAGCCGGTTACAGAGGGCCAATAGTATTAAGAGTATTTAGATATTCCCATCCAGATAATCCATTCGGTTTGTTACCTAGCCAATCTGATTTCTCCAAGATTAATTCTTTCTTGGATATGTGTGCTGAGTATAACTTCTATGTAGACTTTACATGTGGAGATTCTCAGCATGTGCTACCAAACGTAATTGACCAACAAAATTGGCTGAATCAATTCACTAATAATGTTCAAAGATTCTGTTTCATGGAGACGTGTAACGAGCCGTTTAAAAATGGTGAGTTACCACAAAACGGAGTCAAACCTGCTTCATCTGTTTATTATCTGCGTGATAGTGGTAATTATATAAATGTTACTAATACTATACCTTGGGAATATAAGTATGATTTGGATTTTATTTCATATCATGGAACTAGAAGTAGTGATTTAGGTCCAAGATTTCCTAAATGGCTATGGGATATGACGGCTCAGGCTGCAACACTTAGGCATAAGGTTGGCAGGCCACTAGTATTAAAAGAGCCAATTGGATTCCATTCAATTAATCAGCCTGGACGTAGATACAACGATACGTATCTTGCTAAGTGTTTAGGTGCTTTAATTCTGTATTGTGGTCAGTGTTTTCATTCCCAGCTTGGACTGCAGTCTGACGGCTTTGACGATTCTCATAAAGAAGCAGCATTTCAGTACTTTGCTGGTGTTGCAGGAGCACTAAGATGATTACTTTGCTTTTGACGTTGATTATCATCGGCGTAGCTCTTTACTTGGTTGAGACTTACATTCCAATGTCTCCACCTATTAAGACTGTAATTCGTGTAATCGTAGTTGTGATTCTAATCCTTTGGTTGCTTCGTGTCTTTGGTGTATCGGATGTTCCAGTCATACAATTACGATAAGCACGACAGGTATAGAAAGAATGATCCCAGATTAAGTGCAAAACTTGCCGTTGGTTTGGCAATGTTTCTTTCTGGTCTTGGTACTCAATTAGCGGCTACGAATGATTGGGGTGAATTGTTAACACCGGCTTTTGTTTCTGGTTTTATTATTCAGATTTCCGGTTTTATTTTATCAGTATGGGGTGGCATAGAAACTAAACAGCCACGTTCTACATACAAGAGAACAAGGAGCACAGATAATGAAATTCCTGACTAAACTTGGACAGATTGTAGCTAAGGTTACTCAGATAGCTACAGGTATTGCTCCTTTGTTTCCACAGTATGATAAAGAGACAGGACGTATCGTAGATACATTGAATGGTATCGCTGCAGTTGTAATGAATGTTGAAGTATTTGGTACTGTTCTGAATACTCCTGGTGAAGATAAACTAAAAGCCGCTACTCCGGCCGTAGCGCAGATTATGCTATCATCTGATCTTCTAGTTGGTAAGAAGATTAAAGATGCAGCTTTATTCAAGACTGGCGTTGAGAAGGTGACGGCTGGAATGGCTGACATTCTCAACTCAATTAAAGAAGAAGAGATTGGTTCGACTGACATTAGTTAATAGGAGCTGAAATGAAAGTTGCAAACGTTACAATTACTGGATTTATCGGACCTGGAAATGAAGTAACGTCTTTGTTGTTATCTAACTGTTCAAAGGTTACTTTTGATTTTGGTCGTAACATTATTGCTATTACAAAACAAGATGGGAGCATTGCTGATTTTGACTATGACGATACGGCGACAGTAACATTTACAATCTCTGGCGATACGGCTACAATTACAATCTCTAACTAATTTAATGGCTTTCGATAAAGACTTCTGGAAACCTAATCGAAAACAGGAGCAGTTTCTAGCTATTCCTGTTTCGATTAAGGAAGCCTTCTATGGTGGAGGCGCTGGAAGTGGTAAGTCTGACGTATTACTTGTTTATGGACTTGTGCATCGTTGGCATGAGAATCCAATGTTTAAACAAGTATTTATGCGTCGGACTTACAAAGATTTAAAGAAAGAGATTGTAGGCAGGAGTAGAGAGATTTATTCTAGGTTTGGTGCGACTTATAACGGCACCGATATGATTTGGACATTCCCAAGAGAGGACCAGTATGGGGCTGGCATTAGGGGTAATGCCGGTGCTCAAATCTTCCTCGGTCATTGTGAATTAGAGAAGGATGTCCATAATTACGATTCAATGGAAATTAGTTTATTTACTCCTGACGAGCTTACTAATAGTACTGAATACATATATCTATATATTGCTTTTGAACGCAATCGAGCACCGAAAGGATCCGGATTACCTAGTATTACTCGCGCTGCTGGTATGCCAGGTGGCGTTGGTCATACTTTTGTTAAAAAGAGATTTGTAGATCCATATCCTAAAGGTGGAAAGGTCATTGTTGGTAAGGGCGGTAATAAGCGTATTTATATTCACGCCACCCTAGAAGATAATAAAGATAATATTGATCCTACTTATGCAACAAGTCTAGCCGGTCGTCCAGAAGCTGATAAAAAAGCAAAGTTGTATGGAGATTGGTCAGCTTATCTTGGACAAGTCTTTGATGAGTTTAGAGATAAACACTATCCAGACGAGCCGCCAAATGCACTTCATGTAATACCTCCATTTGAAATCCCTGATTGGTGGCCAAGATTTATTGTTGGTGATTGGGGATTTGCGGCTATGACTTACATTGGATGGTATGCAGTATCACCATCTAGGAGACTATATCTCTATAGAGAACTATACTGGTATAAGACTAAGATTGAAGAGTGGGCACCTATAGTTAAGTCACTTGCTGATGAAGAAAACGTAAAGCTAATTAAATTCTGTAAATCAGCAGGACAAGACAGAGGACAGGAACATACTATTCAACAGCAGATTGAAACTGCACTTAACAAGCCAATTGAGTTAAGCAATAATACTGCTGGTAGTAGAGTAGCCGGTAAGATGCTTCTACATGAATATCTCAGATGGAAGCCTAAGCCTGTAGTTCCTCCAAGTGAAATGCCTATCTATAGCGAAGAACATGCAATGTGGCTGCTTCGCAATAAAGGCATTGAAGAATATAAGAATTATCTAAAGTTATTTGATCCTCCTGAAGAAGAGAAAAATATTCCTAAATTTCAAATCTTCTGCTGCGAAGCAGATAATCATGAAGGTCATCCTAACTGCTGCCCAGTAATGATAGATACTATTAAAGCATGTAGCTATGATACAAAGAAGAAAGATGGGAAAGCGGCTGAGGATGTTGCAGAATTTGAAGGTGACGATCCATACGACGACGTTAGGTACGCTTGCGACACTGCAGAGCAATTCTTTAATGAAGCAGGAGAGGAATTCAAGAAGGTTCTACGTCAGGCTACTCTTATCGAACAATTAAAGAATACTCAGGATTGGACAGCATTTTATCGTAACGCTAGAACATTAGAATCTGCAAACCAACCGAAAGCAGTTTCTAGATTTCATAGAAGATAATGAGTATTAGAGATACGCTAGATCGTGTTATCGCTGACTATGAACAACTTGGACGTAGTCTCAAAGAACTAGATAGTCTTGTGCCTAAAGACGTTACTGTTGATATCCCAGATACCGAAGCTGGTAAGATTCAAACAGTAATGGATAGTATGAAAGATACTGGTGGCACTATCAATCTAACTGGCATCAACTATCCAGTCATTCCAGTATTCAAGTATAAAGGTAAACTTATTGTTATTAAAAGTAATGAGCAAGCTCGAATTAGAGGATTCATAGCCAATCCTAAATCTGGTAACATTTCATTTGAAAAAGTAAACTTTACTAATCCTGGCACAAACAATCATGTAGCTTTAGGTGGTGACAGGCATTCAATGTTCACTCCTGAAGAAGTACCATCAGGATTTAATTTTAAAGACTGTCAATTTATTGGACCAACTCGTCGCGGACTGATGGTTAATTGTGCAGATTTAATTGTTGATAACTGCAAGTTTATTAATTACTTTCAAGTTGGACAAGACTCACAAGCTATTAGCGGCTGGAATGGTAGCCGCAATCACATTATTCGTAATTCATACATGGAAGCTGGCTCTGAAAATGCAGGATACGGTGGAGCTGATTGTGCTTCTGAGTTGATGATTCCTAGAGATATTTTATTTGAAAATTGTGTGTTCTTGAAGAAAACTGAATGGGAAAATCAATCTCAGTACGTAATGAAATGTCTATTTGAAACTAAAAACGTTATTGGTTTGACTCTTAGAAATAGTTTGTTTACTGGTAATTGGCAACAGGCTTGGAGCAATGCTCCTGCAATTGTACTTAAATCTGCCAATCAAGAAAATACTAATCCATATGCTAGAACTGAAAATGTTTTAATTGAGAATAATATTATTGAAAATGTTGGTAATTATAT